GCAATCTGGAATCCTCGGTTCATTGGCACTTCTGAGGACCAGGTAATCGGTCAACAAAAGTGTCGAAGGATCAATAACATGGCATTTTCGGACCCTGTTACAGTAACGATCAATTCGGTGGCAAAGACTTTGCCTCGAATTAATCAGGATAAGTATGGATCTGAGTACTTCATTCGTGAAGCTACCCAGGAGTTCACACTTAGACTCCGCAACTCAACCTATGGCGCCAATGGTTCTACCATTGACCGTCATAACGCTGAGTTGGTGCAGACGGTGTATGCTACACCGACTACACCTGCTATCACTCGCAAATCCTACATCACTTTTGATGTTGGCCGCGCGGATACCGATGCGGGAGTACTGCAGACCCTTAACGGGTTTGTTGCGTTTCTATCTTCTGCTAACTTGCAGAAGCTTTTGAATCGCGAGTCCTGATATCGTACGACTTACCAGGGTCTAGACGGATTCAACACCCGAAAGGACTCTGATGAAAAGCCGTGACGATAATGACATGCTACAGGCGTGGAGGGCTGCATTGTTCGATGCAGCTTCTCGTTGCATGATCCCCACTCCAAACATTGCTCGTGATTACGAGCGCGTGCGGAAAGGACTTGCGACTAGGGGTCAAAAGTTTTTAACTCTTGATCTCCCTCTCTTAGATGAAACTTTGCTCGATTTACTCGAGCACGGTTTCGTCGGCTTCAAAGGCATCTTGCGACGCCGGAGAAGCAAGAAGGATTCCAGACCTGCATTTCTTAATGCATTCTGGAGCCTAGTCTGCGATCCTAATGGGTGCTTGTTAGAGGAACCTGATGCTGATGCTATCTTGTCGATACGCCAGTTAGCTTGTCTTTTCAAGAAACTGGCTGTACCGTGCTCACAGGCTCGGACAGCGAATGCTGTTGGAGACTTCTATGAGATTGAGAATAGCATCCCTCTTCAGCCAGCTCGCTGGTCTGAAGATTCGCTTAACCCCGACGAGTGTCGTGGTTATCGCGATGCTTTCGGTATTGATCGCTCTCCCGACCTCTTTGAAGGTGGTGGAGGCGTCGACACCGACAGACTTCGGTTCCTTGAGCGACTTGATCGAGTCGCTCAAATCCTTGTCTCAGAGCTTGGATCTTTTGATCCAGAGAGTGAAAACTCTCCTGAGCATGGATTTTTCAAGCATGGACCGGGAGCCGTTTCTAACCTGGGAGGATCAGAGTATAAATACTCCTTTCCTTCTTGGCCTAGAAAACTCGCAGGTGTGTTCGACTTTGGGTGGACAGTAGGTGAACTGGATGGTCATGTTCCTTTGGATCATGAGCACCCAAGTAATCTATTGGCTGTCCCAAAGACGGCTAAGAGCCCGAGGTTGATCGCCTCGGAGCCTGTTGAACACCAATGGTGTCAGCAGAAGATCTATACCTGGCTTGATGGAGCAATCCATAAAAGCACGGCTGGATCTTTCATAAACCTGCATGACCAAACTCTTTCTCAAGATATGGTCATACGAGCATCCATTGATAGGTCTCTCTGTACGATAGACCTTTCCTCCGCAAGTGATAGAATCACTTGCCAGCACGTAGAATCGCTTTTACGTGCTAATCATACTCTTCTACTGGCTGCTCACGCAGTTAGGACGAGGTATGTGAAGGATCGAGTGACCTCGAGTGGCTTTCACCTCTTGAGGAAGTACTCGACAATGGGTTCGGCTCTTACTTTTCCGATTCAGTGTTTATTCTTCCTAGCCGTTGTTCTTGCTTCTGCAGGTGCAACGTCGAAGAAGGATATTCTTCGGCTTCG